TTATGAAATTGGATCAAATATGTAGAAATATGGCAAGTTGGTTAATATTAGATATTTATTACTTCCAAGTGATAAAGATTGTTTTTTTAATGATAAGAATTCTAGTCTTTTTTGAAAAAAATTAATATCAACATTAAGTATATCTGCCATTTCGTAAACGCAAGTGATACCAGAATTAATTATATTTATTATATCTTCTTCAGTAATTAAGAATTCACAAGCCCATTTTAAAGCCTTATTTTCACATTTGTCTATAATGATTTTTGTATAATAATCGTTATAAGAAGACACATAGTATCCAAGACTGGTGAAATGATGCCCAAGCTCCTCGGCCAAGATAGATGTAAGTTTTTTTGTATTTTGTTTTAAATTACTGAGTAATGATATGATTTTCATACCATGTTTATTTATATAGAGTCCTTCTAAATCACCTGCAATATAAGTAGTATAATGAATTATTATCTCTTCCTGAGATGCTAATTCAAAGAGTTTATCCAAATTATTCATAAAAATCCCCCTAAAATAGAATGTATGTTTGCTTTGAAATTATATTAAAGGAGCAGAAAATAGACTGCTCATCATATGGTTTATTTTTTTTTATATTTATTTAGTAAAAATTCTATATAATCATTAAGTTGTTCTTGTGCCTCTTCAGGCAATTCTTCATGTGGATTTTTTCTATGTGCAGCTACTGTATCAATATTTTCTTTAACTAAGGTTCTTCCAAGAAGGTAATCAACTGATACATTAAACACATCAGCCAACTTATTTAAAATGTGTTCATCAGGAAATCTGTTTTCTGTTTCATAGTATCCTAAGACTCTTTGGGAAACTCCTACTTTTTCACCAAGTTCTCTTTGAGTCAATCCAAATTCCTTTCTAAGTTCTCTTAATCTTTTGGCAAACATTATAACACCACCTTATGTATAGATTATAACAAATTGTTCTAAAAAATAAAACTATGAAAGTATAAAAAGAATATTTTTTTCTAAAATCTATTGATAAAGAACAAATAATTCTATATAATGTGGATATAGAAGAACAAAATATTCTTAAAAGTGGTGGAGGTATGAAAATTATGTTTAAAAATAATTTGAAATATTATAGAAAATGTAAAGGTATGACACAAATTCAACTTGCTAGAAAAGCAGGTATTACAAATGACTATATATCTCAAATAGAAAGAGGTATAAAAAATCCTGGACTTCTTATGGCTAAAAAAATTTCTAATATTTTAGAACAAAATATAGATGAAGTTTTTTTTATGTAATTATAGAACAATATGTTCTTGAAAGTTATGAGATTAGTAAAAACTGTACATTAAAGAGATTATTATGAATTTGAAGCTAATATAAGCATATAAAAAAGGAGAAATACTATGGAAAACAAAAAAGATATATTATTTAAAGAAACAGATGAAAGATTACATAATTATAAGTATTTGGATATAAAGATAAAGAACATTAATTTGGATATAAAAAGATGTGAAAATGAATACGCTGGGTGTGGAGCAATGGTGTATACAGAAAAGACTAGTGCTACATATAATATAAGTTCTTCTGTTGAGAATGAAGTTATAAAAAAAGAAGAGCGATTAAGAAAATTAAAGATGGAAAAAGAAGATATAGAAATAGAAAAAGAAAAGATAGAAAATGCTCTAACATGCCTAAATGATATGGAAACGGAGTTTTTTAATCTTTTCTACAATAGTAAGACAAAAAACAATATGACTTATATTTCTATGAAGTTACATTTAGATAGAACCTCTTGTTACAATTTAAAGAAAAAGATGATATTTAAATTAAATGAGATATTATAAAAAACAGGACAAATTTTAAACACTTTATATACACTATTACAACAATAGGCTATAAAATATGTGAGATAATGTTATTGTGAAAGAAATCCATATTGAAGGAGGTGATGAATTGAAAAGAATAATATTACCTAAAAATATAGAAGATACTTGATAGGAATAAATGAGATGTATATTTAAAAATGACTTATATCATTTATAGTAAGATTATCAGATTAAGCAAAAATATTTAGTGATAGAGTGGTGATTGTTTGCTTAAATACAAAGAAATAATAGAAACAATTATTGAGACTCTCAAAAAAAACTTTACTGAAAATGTTTTTACTGATGATGAAAGTGTGCAAGGCTCTGAAGGGTCTTGTTTTTTTGTAAGTATATCGTCAGTTATTTGTACACCTATAATGTTAAATACAAATAACAAAGATATTATTATCTCTATAAAATATTTACCAAAGTCACAATCAAACAGTATTAGAATGTATGAAGTCTCAGACGAATTAAATAAGCTATTCAACAGAAATATAAAGGTAACAGACAGAAAATTAAATATAACAAAACTAGAACAGAGTATCAAAAAAGAGGAGTCAATTTATACATTGAACTTTTCAATCACATTAAACTATCTTGATAGTGTATATGAAGAAGAAGTAGTATATGAAAATATGGAAGAAATCAATTTGAATTTAGGAGAGTGATAGTATGGCTATAGGATTACCAAGTATCAATATATCATTTAAGGAGTTAGCTACAACTGTTAAAGAACGTTCAGCTAGAGGAATAATCGCAATGGTGCTTAAAGATACTAAGGCACTAGGTCTTAATGAGATACATGAAAAAGAGGATATACCAGCTGATTTATCTGCTGAAAATAAAGAATATATAAATTTGGCTTTGATGGGAAATGTTAATACTCCAAATAAGTTATTAGCTTATGTAATAGAGGGAGAGGCAGATATTCAAACTGCATTAGACTTCCTAGAGACTAAGGAATTTAATTATCTATGTATGCCGAAAGCAGTAGAAGCTGATAAGACTGCTATAAAAAATTGGATAATTAAACTTAGAGACACAGATAAAGTGAAAGTTAAGGCTGTATTAGGAAAAGTTGTAGGAAACCATGAAGGTATAATTAATTTTACTACAGAAGACGTACTAGTTGGAGAAAAGAAATACAGTGTTGATGAGTTTACAAGTAGAGTGGCAGGTCTTATAGCAGGAACACCTTTAAGTCAATCAATAACTTATACTAAGCTTAGTGATGTAGTTGATATACCTAAGATGACTAAAGTTGATGCGGAATCAAAGGTTAATAAAGGAGAGCTTATACTTATTAAGGAAGCAGGGGCTGTAAGAATTGCTAGAGGAGTAAATTCTTTAACTGAGTTAACAGAAGAAAAAGGAGAAATGTTCCAGAAGATAAAAATAGTTGATACTTTAGATATTATAAATAATGATATTAAGAAAGTAATAATAGATGATTATATAGGCAGAATTCCTAATAGTTATGATAATAAATGCATACTAATAGTGGCAATAAAAGAATACCTAGAAGAATTGGAAAAGGAAGAATTAATAGAAGTTGGTTCACTTGTAGATATAGACATAGAATCACAAAAACAGTATTTGAAATCTAAAAATATAGATATATCTAATATGAAAGAACAAGAAATAAGAGAAGCAAATACAGGTTCAAAAGTATTCTTAACAGCAAAAATAAAGATGTTAGATGCTATGGAAGATATAGATTTATCAATAGAGATATAGGAGGATTATTAATATGGCAAATATGGAAGCTAGAAATGTAATGAGTGGTACTTGGGGAGAACTTTGGCTTGATGGAGATAAAGTAGCAGAAGTAAAGAAGTTTCAAGCAAAGATGGAATTTACAAAGGAAGACATTATAATAGCAGGTCAAATGGGTACTGATACAAAGTATATGGGATACAAAGGAAAAGGTTCAATAACTTTATACCATGTCAGCTCAAGAATGCACAAATTAATTGGAGAAAATATAAAGAGAGGTTTTGAACCTAGATTTGTTGCTATATCTAAATTAAATGACCCAGATTCTTATGGGGCAGAAAGAATAGCGGTAAAGAATATAGCCTTTGATGATTTAACTTTAGCTGATTGGGAAGTTGGAGTAAAAGGAGAGATAGAAGCTCCTTTTACATTTACTGAATATGATTTTCTTGATGTGATTTAGTTTTAAATAGATAATTGATAAATAAAGATAGATAGTAAATATATAATTAATGAGTACATGTAATTAGTTAATAAAAATTGATTGATAAAGGAGTAAATAATAATGGGTGAAAATGGATTACCAAAGAATGTAAATATAGTAGACTTACTTTTAAATGCAGATACAGAAAATTTAGAAAGACCAAGTACAATAGTTGAACTTAAGAGATTATCTAATGTTTTTGGTCAAGAGTTTAAGGTAATGTGTAGGGCTTTAACAATAAGTAAGGATGAGGAAATACAAAACACTTGTCTTAAAATTGATGAAAATATGAAAACAGACATAGATTTACCAGAGATGCAAATGCTTACAGTAATAGAAGGCATTTGTAATTTGGATGGAAAACTTCTATTTAAAAATAAGGAGTTAATGGAGAAGTTTAAGGCTCCAACTCCAAAAGAATTGGCAAGAAAATTACTGCTACCAGGTGAAATTACTAACTTATACAGAATACTTCAAGATGTTATGGGTTATGGTAAAAACGCAGTAATAGAAGAGGTAAAAAACTAATAGGGACGGATACCAAAACTACAATAATGTATTATTATTGGAAGAAGAGAGGTATTAGACCGTCCCTTTTTTATACAATGGATAAAGGCGAATTAAAGCTTATTGAAGCTTTTTTCGCCTTGGAAATTGAGGAAGAAGTTGAAAAAATGAAACATGGATATGGAGTTTGTCCTTTGACAGGAGGTGATATATAGTGGGGAATGTAAGAGAAGAAGGTATAAATATGTATCTTACAGATAATTACACACCAAAAATGAATCAAATTATATCAGTAACTGATAATTTTAGGAGAGCAACTGTAGCTGTTTCACTTTCAACTAATGTAATGGCTAATAGTATAAATAATTCTGTTGGAAGTGCAAGTAGTAGAATAAACAGTTTGAATGCTTCTTTAAGGAAAGTTGAAAATACTGCTAGTAGAGTAAGTTCTACTATAACAAAACTAAGTTCTAGTATGAATGTTGTTTCAGGAGTTAGTGGAAGTTTAATGAGACTAGCAGTAACTATATCTATGATTATTGATTATTTTAGTAAATTGATTCAAAAGAAAAATGAGTTGAACTCAAATCTTATAATTATATTAATATTTAAAGCTAAAAGTGATGAAATAGAAAAAACTAAAAATAAAGTACTTGGGATTTTAAAAAAGATTAGTGGAAAGGTATGGAAGATTGTAATAAAAGCAAAAGATGCAGCTAAGAGCAAGATCAGTGGAATCTTTGAAAGATTAAAACAAATGACTAAAAAACCTTGGAAAGGAACTGTTAATCTTAAAGATATGGCAAGTAGTGCTATGAGCAGAATTTTACCTAAGTTAATTTTATTTAAAAGTTCCCTTTGGAGAGGTGTAATAGCTATAAAAGATATGGCAAGTGGCATTATAAGTAAGATATTTCCTAAATTAAGATTGTTTGCAAGTAAGGTATGGACAGGAGCAATAGCTGTAAAGGATATGGCGAGTAGTATACTTGGTTCAATAAAAGGGAAGATATCAGATTTGACAAATGGAGCTACCATAGGTGTTGCTGTGAAAAAAGGTGTTGATTTAGTTGGTCAAGAGCAAAATCAGAAGGTTATTCTAGAAAGTGTAATGAAAAGAAATACTGGAAAAACTAGTAAAAAAGATGTTGATACTTACTATGATAGTCTATTAGGAATAGCAAAGGACACACCTTTCGACCCTAAAGATGTTGTTTCAATGGGAACTAAAGCTAAAATGATTAGTAATATTACTGGTGGAAAAAAAGAGGAAGATATAACTAAGGCTATGGTAAATGTTAGAGCTCTAAATATGGATACAAGTAGTGAACAAGATGTATCAGCGGCTTTCTTAAGTGCAGCAAAGGGAAATATGGAATCACTTAATACTTTAGTAGGAGAAAATTATAAAACTTTTGATGAAGCATTGAAAGGTATAAGCAAGAAACAAGAGGGATTAGCTAAAAAAATGAGTCAAACAATACCTGGTTTAATATCTAGTGCACAAACTAACATAGACACAGCTTTGAAAAATATGATAGAACCATTTGAACCAATTCTAAGAGCTGGGCTAAATAAAATTAATGATTTTATATTAAATGCATCAAATAAACTAGGTGATTTTTCTGGAAAAGTAGCTAATGTGATGAATGGGAATAAAAATATTGGTCCAACTTCTTTTGAGAATGAGTCTGCCAGAATGATTGGAAATGCTCCAAGAGCAATACTTAGTGCAGGACAAATGTTTACAGAGAACATTGATTTCTCATCAATATTAAACTCACTATTTCCAGTAGTGACAACTGTTAATAATTTATTAGACAGTATAAATAGTAAATCACCAATTGCACAAGGATTAATGAGTATTTTTGGCACAATAGTAACGACAGCATTTCAATTAATTGGGCCTGTAGTTGAGGCCGTTAGCCCAATAATTACAAGAATTTTTACTTTTTTGGGAGAACATGCTCCACAAATAAATTATTTTATAGAGACATTAGGTAATGTGTGGAAAACTGTTTGGGAGACTTTAGGACCAATTTTAGATGAAGTATGGAAGTTTTTAGAACCACTTTTAGATAGTTTTATTGATGCTCTTGAAAATTTATGCGATCTTATAAATAATATCTGTGATTTATGGAAAAAGATGGTGAAATTTATAAAAGAAAATCCAGTTACAGCTAATATAGGAGATTTTGTTGAGAAAAGAAGAGAGAATTATGAGAAGAATGGTATGGATAGTGGTTTAGCACATGATTCTGGGACAAATCCAACTCTTCCAAAATGGGCAAATAAATTTAATAATTTATTCAACAAGAATAAAAAAAATAACGCATTTGGATTAAACTATGTTCCTTATAATGATTATCAAACTAGACTTCATGAAGGAGAAATGGTTCTAACTAAACAAGAAGCAAATCAATACAGAAGTGGACAGAATGGTGGAAACATAAGTATAGCCAAATTAGCTGATACAATAGTAATTAGGGAAGAAGCTGATATTGAAAAAGTAACATCAAAATTAGTTGCAAGTATACAAATGGCACAACTAGGGGGTGTTTTATAATGGAAATGTGGCTTAGACAAGCTGAAGATAGATTTAGATTTCCAGTTATACCATCATCAATAAGCATAAATGGAAAAGCAACTATAAATTCATCAAATATACTTAAAGTTGGAGAAATAGCAACTTTTGGAGGCGTAGCTCTTAGAAGTATCAATATAGCTAGCTTTTTTCCAAATAAAGAATATTCTTTTTGTAATTACAAAGGATTTCCTTCTCCTTATGATTGTGTAAACAAAATTCAAAGATGGATGAATGAAGGTTTAATATTGAGGTTTACAGTTACAGAGACAAATATAAATATGGAAGTAATAATAGAGGGCTTTAGTTATGAAGAAAAAGATGGAACAAGAGATGTTTACTTTTCATTAGATTTAAAAGAGTATAAAAGGTTACAAATACCTAGAGTAAATCCAAAAAAATAATATGATTGTTATAAAAAATTACTAAATAATCAAATAAAAAGGTGGGTGATTTTTTATTATAAAGATTTGGGTTCACATAAAAAATGGAAATATATACGATATAAGTAATATAGTAAATTCTGTCTCTTGGTCTGGGGATTATAAAACTCCATCAAGAACATTAGAATTTTGTATAGTACAATCAGCCTCTGATATTAACTTTCAACAAATCGATATTCCAATAGCTAGTACAGTTTGCTTTTATGTAGATGAAAAAGAACTTTTTAGAGGTATGATAATTAATAGGTCCAAAGATTCAAGTAGTGTCAATATTAATTTTACTGCTAAAGATATGGGTTTTTTACTCTTACAAAGTGAAGTGTCATACAATTTTAAAGATAAGTTAGTAGAAGATATTGCAAAGCAAGTATTTACAGACAATAAACTTGCAATTGGAAATATACCAAAGACTAATGTAAAATATACTAAAATGTTTATATCAGTAAATGGATATGATACTATAATGAGTGCTTACACAGAAGCAAGTAAGACTACAAAGAAAAAGTATATGATAGAGGCTAATCTTGATAAATTTAATGTTATTGAGAAAGGTGCTGTTACATTAAATGTTACTTTTGAAGAAGGATTCAATCTCATTAATACGACTTTTTCTGAAAGTATGGAAAACGTAAAGAATAAAGTATTGGTAGTTGATCAATATGGTAATAAAGTTAGTGAGAAAGTTAATGATTCGCTATTTAAAGAAGTAAATGTGATAATGCAAAAAGTCATACAACAACAAGAAAATAGTACAACAGATATAGAAAGTGAGTTTAAAGAGATTGAAAGAACTTGTTCTCTAAAAGGATATGGAGATACAAGTTGTATAACTGGTAGAGGTGTAAAGGTAAAAGATTCATACACAAAATTAGTAGGATTATTTTATATAGATACAGATAAACATACATGGCAAAATGGAGATTATCAGATTGAACTAGAGCTTAATTTTCAAAATATAATGGACGAAAAATCTGTAGGACAAGATGAACAAAAAGAGACTATTGATGACAGTGGAGATGGTCTTATGAATGGTAATGAGGTTAAAGCTTTATTTACTGCATATTATCCTGCAAATAATTCTATGGAAGGTGGACTTTATGATGCACAAGGAAATAGACTCGACCCCAAAAAAAATACTTGTGCAGCACCAAAGAGCATAAAATTTGGAACAAAGATACAAGTAAAAGGAACAGGTACATCCAGAGATGGAAAAGTATATACTGTTACAGATAGAGGGGGAGCTATAAATATAAAAGATGGAGTGTATCATTTTGATATATTGATGGCTAGTAGTAAAGAATGTAATGCTTGGGGTAAAAAAAATGGGAAAGCGGTTATAGGAGATGGAACTTATTCCATTAATTCGTCAGGAAAAGCTAAAGCAGTTATAGATGAGGCCATGAAGCATAAAGGAAAAGCTTATAAATGGGGAGCTACAGGACCAAATAGATTTGATTGTTCTGGACTTATGGTATATTGTTTTAATAAAGTAGGAGTTAAATTGCCAAGAACTTCTAGAGAACAATCTAGATATGGAAAAGATGTAAGTAAAAATAATTTACAACCATCAGATTTAGTATTTTTTGGTGAAGAAGTGCATCATGTTGGTATGTATATTGGAAATGGAGAATTTATACATGCACCAAATACTGGAGATGTAGTAAAGATAAGTAAACTAAGTAAAAGAAAAGATTTTCATAATGCAAAACGTGTTTTGTAGGAAGGAGTGATATAGTGGCAAATCCAATCAATGAATTTATTGGAATAATGAGAGAAGAAGGGAAATTTCACAATGAACCTTCTTTTTTTATTGGTGTAATAATAAATAAATTACCTGATTTAAAGGTATCGATGAACAATATAACCCTAGATAAAGAAAATTTACTTATAGATAATTGGTTGTTTGATAGAGCTACAGAAAGTTTTACAACAACACAATCTAATAATCATACTCATGAATTGAAGGAACCTCTTACTAATAAACTAGATAAGGGCGATACAGTTATCATGTTTAAAGTAGGAGAAAAATTTGCAATACTAAGTAAGTTGGTGAGTTTATAATGTCTAGCACAATATTTCCTTTTATAGGTGTTCCAGAAGACTATGAAATTCCTAAAAAAGAGGAATTAGGATTATTTCGTGAAGTAGCATGGGATTTTGAAAAAGATGAACCAATAGTAGAAAATGGAGATTTTAAGATTATTGAAGAAAATGAAGCTATAAAAGTTTGGGTATATAAGTGTATAAAAACAAATAAAAATGAACATGAAATTTACTCAAGTGATTATGGAACAGAATTGACTGATTTAATAGGCCAAAAGTATAGTAAAGGCCTTACAGAAAGTGAAGCATCTAGGTATATAAAAGAGGCTTTATTGATGAATCCATATATTTTACAGGTAGACGTAGTAAATACTAATTTTAAAAAAGATATATTGAGTGCATATATAAAAATATCCACTATCTATGGGGAGGTGGAAATAAATGTATAGTGACCAAACTTACAATGCAATAAAAGATAGGACCCTTAAAAATATAAATTTAGATGTGTATAAAGGAGAAGGCTCTTTTCTAAATGATATGATTTCTGGAAATACATTTGAACTTTCCAAAATGTATGTTGAACTTTCTAATATACACAAAATGGCTTTTATTGAAGATACTTATGACCAATTATTAGATAAAAGAGTTAATGAATTTGGTGTATATAGAAAATTAGGAACTGAAGCTATTGGAGAAGTAGAGTTTACAGGTGAGAATGGTGTAGAAATATCAAATGGAACAATTATATCCTATAAAGATTTATTATTTGTTGTAATAAAGGATGTTGTAATTGGTGGCGAAGAGGGAAATATAAGTCCAGTTCAAGCGCTAGAAATTGGAACTAGATATAATTTACCATCTGATTGTGAATTTAAGTTGAATGAGACCATATTTGGAATTGAAAAGATAACAAATATAAATAAATTTTCAGGTGGTACAGAAATTGAAACTGATGAAGAGCTGAGAGCAAGATTTTTTAGAGTACAAAAGAATCAAGCTACGAGTGGGAATAAAGCACACTATGAAGAATGGGCTTTAGAAGTTGATGGTGTATATAATGCAAAAGTATATCCAAGGTGGGATGGTGCAGGTACAGTTAAGGTTTTATTATTTGGTCAAAATAATCAAGCTGTTGAAGACGAAATAATAACTAAATGTAGAGAACATATTGAGGAAGAAATGCCAATAGGAGCTACACTAACAGTAACTACTCCAGTACCACTAGATATAAGTATAAGTGCATCTATGGAGTTAGAAAGTGGATACACTTTGGATATGGTAAAAAATAGTTTTATAGAAAGCATAAATCAATATTTTAGAAACATAACAAGAGAAATTGTATATACAAAGATTATGGGCATTCTAATAAGTACTTCTGGAGTGCATGATTTAAGTAATTTACTTGTAAATAATTCAACAGATAATATAGTTATTGAAGACGACAAAATACCTAGTGTTACTACTTTAAATTTTAGTGAGGTGGAGGTTTAATGAAATTAATTGATAAACTGCCATCGTTTTATAAAAATTATACAGTTGAAGCAATACAAGATTCTTATGATAATGAATTATCTTCATTAAAAGAAAATATAGATGATACTATAAATCAAATGTTTGTTGATACATCCACATGGGCTCTTGATATGTGGGAGAATATACTATGTATTCAAAATAATGAAGATTTAAATTATGAGACTAGAAGAAGTAATATAAAAGCTAAAATGAGAAGTTTAGGAACCACTAAATTAAAGGTTATAAAAAATATTTGTGAAGCTTATACAAAGACTAATGTTGAAGTAAAAGTACTCAGCAATGAATTTATATTCATACTAGAATTTATAGTTAATAATTGTAGTTATAATTCCATTGTAGAGTTGGATAAAGTATTGGAAAATGTAAAGCCATGCCATCTAGAACATAAGTTTAAAATGATTTTGTTGAATAAGAATGAATTATTTTGTGGCACTGCTATAAATACAGGAGAAACTGTTACTGTATATCCATGGACACCATCAAATATAGAAATATTTGGAGAGATAACTATAACTACAGGCAATGATAGAAGTATGGAAAAAGTAATCTTATATCCTAAACAGGAGGCGATATAAATTGGCAGAACAAAAATACTATACACTTTTGACCAAAGCAGGTAAAGCATCTATTGCAAATGCAACTGCTCTCGGTAAAAAGGTAGATTTAGTGAAATTACAGCTTGGAGATGGCGGAGGAAGTGAGTATAATCCAACAGAGGAACAAACATCTCTTAAAAAAGTTGTTTGGGAAGGAAATATAAGCAATGTAAAAATAGATGATGAAAACTCTAATTGGATAGTTATAGAAACTGTAATACCAGGTAGTATTGGTGGGTTTATGATAAGAGAAGTTGGTATATTTGATTCAGAAGATAAGCTTATAGCTATATCTAAGTATCCAGAAACGTATAAACCAACTGCTGATTCTGGAAGTGTAAAAGATTTAATTATAAGAATTATCTTGGTAGTTTCTAATACTTCAAGTGTAAATTTGAAAGTTGATCCAACTGTTATTTTAGCAACTTTAAAAGATATACAAGAATTAGATAAAAAAATAGAAACGGCTAAAGTAAGTTTAGTAAGTGATATAGAAACAGCTAAAACAGAGTTAAATACTAAAATTGATGATACTAAGACAGAACTTACTAGTAAAATAGGAGATACAACTCTACTTAATACAACAAATAAAACAAGTCTTGTAAATGCAGTCAACGAGGTAAAGGAAGGTCTTGACAGCATAGAAACAACAGCAGAGAAGACAAGTTATGATAATACAGTAAGTAAACTTGCTGCCACAAATGTTCAAGGAGCTATAGATGAGTTATGTACTAGTGTAAATACGGCTAGAGTCAGTTTGATTAATGATATAAAAGATATGTTACCAATATAAATAATAGTACATTAATTGATATAAAAGACTATAAAAATAAAATAGCAACTAATATATAATCAATCAAATCAATAAAAAACTAAATGAAACTGTACAAATTAGAATTAAACAAATCAAAACTAAATAAAGTATTTGAAATAATATAATAATAAAAGTAAAAAATAAACAAAACATAAAGAGGTAGCATTATGCTACCTCTTTTTTTATTAAATTATTGTCTATTAACCAAAATAGCTATTTTAGCATCTGGATTATAACTTATTTGAACCATTTGATTTTTCTTAATATGTTCAAGGTCTTCACCACCATAAGCTATTTGTAACTTAACTGGTAACTTACCTTGTTTTATAATAGCAACATACTCTTTTTTACCTTTTTTCTCTAAACTAATCAAATTGCCAACATAAGGTTTGAAGTTCTGATACTTTTTACTAGAATTTCTTATGTAGAAGAAAGCACCAACAGCAATAACTAAATTTATGCCAAGTGTAACCCAAGAATTAATTTTAAGCATAGCTCCAGCGATTATTATCACGAACATTAAAACGATAGGTAATATAGCTTTCTTAAGAAGCAATTTACCCATTATTTCATTAGCCTTTTTCTCAGGGCCACTCATAGTTTTTGATCTAGCAAATGATTGCGCGAATTTGTCTCTTAAGCCCATTTTATCCTCCTAATTTTAATAAATATTTAGTTATAATAACGAGATATTACTTGAAACTAAAAATTTACCACATTTATATTATGTTTGACTTTTGTATAAATAATTACATTCAAGTAAAGCAAAATATACTAATTATTTTATCATAAAACTATAAAAAAGAAAATAAATGAAATAAAAATATTAGAACTAAGAAATGATGTAAAATCGTATCAAAAGCAACATAAAAATTATTTATCTATTTTCTCATCCTTATTTTTATTATATTCAGTTTCTCTCAAATCTTTCTCTTTTTCATATTCATGAAGTTTTAATTCAATCATACCTTCTATTTTGGCTTTATCATAGTCACTTAACTTTCTAAAGTTATTTAAAAGATTTATTTCATTAGAGTTTATGCTATTAAGTGGATAGTTTGAGGATGAATCGCAAATTAAATCTGGTTCTTGTGATGGATTATCTCCATTTAATAGCCAGTCTACTGAAACATTAAATATCTCAGCTATAGATTTTAATATTTCATAATTTGGTTTTCTAATATTTCTCTCAAATTTACTCAAGTTATCACAGCTTAACATTTCTTCTAATTCATATTGCTTAAGGTTTTTTGTTTTCCTTAAATAAACAATTCTTTCTCCTAAAGTATCCATAAACACTCTCCATTCAATTAATGTCAAAAAGACTTTCTAAAATGTAAATAGTTGCAAATTAAAGGTCAAAATGACATAAAAAATATTGACTTAAGGTCAAAATGACCTTATAATTAATTTAATGATACGAAATTACATCCTAATTTTAGCATAAAGTAATCAAAAAATCTTATTTAGTATCAAATAAATTTATGTACTTAATATTTGTACATATTAAAAAAATATACTAAAAAGAGGGAGGTGTGTAAACTAAAAATAAAAGGAAGTATAAATAACTTAGAAAGGAAAGTTGATAAATGGAGGCTCAAAAAAAATGGATACCTTTTTTGGGAGTACAAGTCAAACAAAGGCTTATTGAATTAAATATGACTCAAAGGGAATTAGCGAAGAAAATAGGTGTCAATGAAAACTATTTGTCAGCTATTTTAAACGGAAGAAGAACGGGTAAAAAATACAAATCATCAATTTATCAATTGCTTAATATAGAATATTCAGAAGATGATTAATAAATGGTATATGAAGTAGGTGAATATTCTTATGTGTAAATTAGATTCAGATGTAGTGATGGAGTGCTGTAGAGCAATTGATTAAAAAATAGCTACGCACACTCGTGACTTTAGTCATGAGTTAGTAGCTAAAATAGTCAGCATATAGGGAAACTTATATGTAGAGATAGGATAGAACCTATCCAATACTACTTGAATTGCTGGAAACCCCTAAAGCTAACCAAACTAAAACATAAGGATGAAATAAACCTAAGTGTGAAAGTTACGAAAGTAGAAAAAATTGGTTAGATGGTATAAGGTTAAACCCTAAGTACTTTAAAATGGGCAATCAGCAGGTAAACTCCGAATAGGAGAAACTTCAACGACTATTCCTCCTGAGGGAAGTACACTACAAGTTATCGGTAGTGGAAGTGGGTAGACCTTAACGATAAGCGAAGGATAAGATATAGTCTGTGCTTCATGAAATGTAAGAAGTTCATAAGAGAACTGCATAGGTAGTAGCGAACTTATGTGAACGACAACCTCAAA